GTTACCATATAAACTAGTTGTTTCAAACATAACTAAATTCATGCCATATTTTTTATTTAACTTTTCCCTAACTTCATGTGAACAACATAAAGCGGCCAATAATTTACCACCAAGATAATTAAAACCAAATGGTTGACAAGGCACAATTACAAAACCCATGATAGCAGTTTTGTTAAATACTTTTAGTTCAGGTACATTCCCCAATAAGTCATTTCGTGGTTTACAATTAATAACTGGAGAACCAAAACGCATAAAACCAACAAACTTATTTGTATTTTTTTCTTTAACGGCAAGTTTCAAAGCCTTTCCTGGAATACTGACCATATTACTATGACTTGATATCATATTAATACAGGTGTCCCATGTGTGATTATCTAATTCAACAACTTCTAAGTCCATAACCTCAGGTGACATACTAAAGTCATCAAACATATCGGCATCCATGCCCATGCCAGGAAGTGTAGTAGGTAATGCCTCAATCTGAGACATCTTTTGGTCTCGCATGTAGTGGTCAATACGACTAAACTGACCAAAGTAATCGTTAAAAATATTAGCACAATATAGTGCTTGTTCTCTATTTAGGGTCTTCGCCATTCCACATCCATAATAATAAACACATCAATAATAAGGGTATTATACAATACAATAATGATAATGTCAAGCTCATATTAACCAAAAAACGCCTCTAAAGTTGCTTGTGGTTCTGACTTCCAGCCTATTGCATCTAATATAAATTGCATTGGGTCTAAGAAAGTCTTATTAAACATAGTATCATAATCCACATATTTGGCAAGCATAAATTCATCTGGCAATGTGGTTATGTAACTAATAACATCAAATTTAAATGGATTCGCTGGTTTCAACTTAACAAATTTAATCTTATCGCCTTCTTGAATTAAAGGATATTTGTTTTGTAAACCAAGTTCTTCAATCTTATGATTATATATTAAGGCGCCTTTCACATGGATTGGTGTACCTTTGATAAAAATACCATTAGCACTACGATACTTTTTCAAGTTGTTGCATGACCTAGGAAAAGAAACTTGTTCAGCAGATAACTCAAAAAATTCTTTTCTAAAGTTTGCAATAAATTTATGTAAATCTGTTTCTTCTTTTTCCATGATTACATTGATTGCTTCTTTAATTCTACCTCTACAAACTTGTGGTGTAGAAGACTTAACTGCTTCGATACCCATAAGTTTTAGTTTTGGTTTAGATAATCTGATACCCTCTTCATCAAGAACATTCAACATATATCTTTTCTTTGCAATCCAAATACCTTTGTTGGCGATTACTTCTCGTTTCATAACCATGGCATTTTTAAATGCGTTAGAATAATCTGCTAACTCATCAAAACATTTTGCAATATATGGTTCTAGTTTATTGTCACAAACTTTACCTAAGAAGTCTGCAATCTGGTCATTCGTTTTACCCTCACAAGTTTTCTCTACAAGTTTACCTAAGTTAACATAGATACTATCTGTATCTGAAGCAACAACATAATCTGCTTCGCCTTTTGTTTGTAGAATATTGTTTAGATATTCATTTACTTTCTTTTCAATAAAACGAATAATAAACTGGCCAGCAGTTGTAATACCAGATGCCTGTCTTACATCATAGTATCTGAAGTATTGATTACCTACTGCACCATAAGCTGAGTTCAAGGCAATCTTTCTCGCCCATTGAATATTATGACAACGAGCAATCTCTTTTTTTAAATCAGGATTTTTAGTTCTTTCAAACTGTTCTTTTGCCTTCAACATCCTTTTCTTGTAGATAACTCGTTCATCATACATGGTCTGCATCATTTTAGGCAAGAAACCTTGTTCATCATTCTTGAACATTGCACCGTTTGGTGTTAAACAAGCACCTTCAGTTTTTAGAAAGTTCAATGGTACTTTCATGTCAATCATTTTATTTACATTGACACCTTGTGATGATGAACCAATAATTTTTTCTGGTGAAATATTATACTGAATAATGATATGAGGATATAGAGAGTTGATATCAAATGAAACAATCCATTTGTGTTGACCAAGTAAAGGCTCTTTCACATAGGCGCCTTCATACTTTGTCTCTTTACTGTGTTCTTCTCTTGGTGGTACGGCAATCTTTTGTTCATATAAATGATTTGCAATCAGTGTGTCCCACACTCTAACTTGTGAAAATATATCATCATAGTTTACTTTGGATTCATATGCAACAGTTAGAGCAAGGTCAATCAAACCAAGTTTATCTTCTAATGCATCAACAAGTTCAACATCTTGAATATTATAATCGACAAACTTTTGAAAATCTTTCTCATAAAAATCTTTAAATGTGTCATAAGGATTTTCATTCTTATTCTGACCAAGTTCAACTTCGCCAATATGGTCGAGTTTGTAACTCTCTTGCCTAGTTGGTATAAACCATTTGTATAGGTCAAGATAGTCAAGCATCACTGTGCCTAACAAAGTATAAACTGTTTGAATTCTACCTCTAACGGCAATCTCATCACGCCTTGCAATATTCCAAGGTGACATACGATTTGCAATCTTTTCATCTGCAACCAATTTAATTCTATTCATCAAATATGGTAAATCAAAAAACTTGGTGTTCCAACCTGTAATAACATCAGGATGATTTTTAATCCAGAATTTCATAAATTCAAAGATTAATTGTTTTTCACTTTCACATTCTACATAAGTTACATCTGTTCTATCTGTATGAAACTTACCAACACCCCAGGTAATAATCTGTTTATTAGATTGATTTTTTACAGTGATACAAATAATCTCTTCTATAGGATTTTCTACATCTGGAAAACCATTTTCACAAGTCGTTTCAATATCGAGTGTATAAATTTTGATTAAGTCTTTTGACCACTGAATTTGACCAGGATAATTTTGACCGATATACTGATAGTGATATCTTTCTAGGCCATAAATTGGTGAGTTTTCGGTTGCAACTTCTTTTCTAAATCTACGAGCTGCATCAATGCTGGTAAACTGAATGGGTTTTAGACTTTGACCTTTCAAAGTTTTCCAATCAGATTGTTCTTGTGTTAAGGCAAATAAAGTAGGTTCAAAGTCAAGTTTTTCCTTGAATTCTTTTTCACCTAATACACCTCGTACTAGTAATTTACCTCTGTGTTCAATAACTGATTTATAAAAGTTCATGTTTTCTCAATTTCACCGTTACATTATTTAAATTATCATCTAATTGTATTTGACATGCCAATCTTGATTTGCCTTCAATATAATCTTTTTCATATTCAAGTAAATCTTGTTCTAATGAATTCTGTTCTATCTTTAACTTATCACACCATACACCATCTAAGTAGATATGGCAAGTGCCACATGCTTGACAACCACCACAATCAGCAGGAATCTCTGGTAAATCGAGTTCTTTTGCCGCCTCCATGATGGTTCTACCAACAGGCATATCTACCGATAATACTTCGGTATCTCTGATAAAATTAACCTTGACCATTAAATCTTAGGTAATTTTGTTTCAGTAATAAGTTCTTTGTTTGGTGTGAGTATTCTACTCGTATTCTGTTCGTAAGAATTTTTGATTTCGTCTTTAGGTTCGGTCATAAAAACCACTTTGTCTTTAGCGACCTCAACACTATCACCCTTCCCAAACGCATTGTATAAACTCATCATCAACTGAACCGGTTTACCAGGTCCCATTTGTTGAGGTATAATTACGAAAGGTTTGTTAAGTGTAATGTTGCTACCTGAATTTGTATCAACTTTAGCAATTACATCTTCGCCAGTTGATAATCTTATCACTTTCACATCACTCATATTATCTCCTAATCTAAACTATATTTAGTTGTTATCACATATTTTCTTTGTGGATTTACCATAACATTTAATCGTTTCATAAATGCTCTGTCAAGTAAGATAGGTGTTCTATCTTCTCTATCGTCTATGGTAAATTCTATATCTTTGTAAAATCCACCAGCAAACTCTACATCAAGTTTGACCACATATCTGGTTTCATCATAATCTCTCAAACCACCTACAGAGATTTCTTCTTTACGGACAATATCACTTGTAATAGTTTTATTTAATAAAGTCCATGTAATTTTATTTCCGTTTATCTTGTACTTATCTGAATGAATAACTGGCATGCCTGAGTTACCCGTATCAAACTTTGATACTAAATCGCCAAACGGTTTTATGGTTAAAATTTCTTTATATCCGCATTCCGTAGGTACGGAATATCTGTTGTCTCCACTCGCAAAGTGTGTAATTACTTCTTTTGCAATATTCATACCTGTAGCATCTTCAATACCCTCTGTGCCAGGTGATGAGTTTATTTCAAGAAAATAAGGTGGTTCTTTATCTCTATTCTTACTAGGTATAAAATCAACAGCAGTCCAATAACCACCAACTG